AGAGAATTAATTCGTGAGATAACTGAAAGGGAGAATAATGCAATCATCGTTGCCTCGTATGGAACATTTTCTACTGGTATCAATATTAAAAATCTCCATAACGTTATTTTTGCCTCTCCGTCCAAATCGAGGATCCGTAATCTCCAAAGTATTGGACGGGTACTTAGAAAAGGTAACAACAAAGTAAAAGCAACTCTGTATGACATATCAGATGATTGTACTCATAAGTCTAAAAAAAATTACACATTAAATCATTTTATAGAAAGAATTAAAATCTATAATGAAGAAAATTTTAACTATGAAATAATCACAGTGCAACTTAAGAAAAATGGGAATTGAAGACGACTTCTATGCAACGATAAAACTTAAATCTGGAGAAGAGGTCTTCGCTCGTGTTGCCGCTTCTGAAGAAGAGGATAGAACTATGTTGATTGTTCACACTCCCGTTACAGTTAGTGAAATTAAAAATAAAAGTGGACTTGTAGGATATAAAGTAGAACCCTGGTTAAAGACCACTAGAGATGATATGTTTCTTATTGATATGAATAATGTTATAACATTATCAGAATCTACAGATATGGAAATGATTATAATGTATCAGCATTTTTTGAAAGATGCCCAAAGACAACCGCATCAACAACATAAACTTAATAGGAGAATGGGATATATATCCAATGTAAAAGATGCTAAAAGAAATTTAGAAAAAATATTTAAATTAGATAGTCCTGAAAATACTAGTAGTTAATATATCTCTTTAACCTCCACAAAGGTATTCTACTTGATTTTATAAACTTGTCAAGTCATAATTTAAATGTTATAATATCTACATAGTAGTGACAAAGACCTATGGCAATAATCCGACCTATGGCAAAAAGAAAAAGATCTGAGCACTATGTAAATAACAAGGAATTTCTTGCTGCTTTAATAAGATATCAAGAAGATATTGAGATTGCTAAGTTACAAGATAAACCTAAACCAGTGATACCAAGGTATATTGGTGAGTGTTTTTTAAAGATTGCAAATCATCTATCATTTAAACCAAACTTTGTAAATTACATGTTTAAGGAGGATATGATTTCTGATGGAATCGAAAATTGTGTTCAGTACATACATAATTTCAATCCTGAAAAATCTAAGAATCCTTTTGCTTACTTTACTCAAATTATACATTATGCATTTCTCCGTAGGATACAAAGGGAGAAACGTCAGTTGGAAATTAAAAATAAGATAATAGAAAAGTCTGGTTATCAAGAAGTATTTGATGATAATAATCAAATTGACGGATCTAATTATTCCGACTATAATCAAATCAAAGATAACGTTCATTCTAAACTGCGTGGTTAATGAAAGTTGCTATCATAACTGATCAGCACTTCGGAGCACGGAAAAACTCTAAACTTTTTCACGATTATTTTCTGAAGTTTTATAATAACGTGTTCTTTCCTTTCCTAGAAAAGGAAGGAATCACTACGATTATTGATATGGGTGATACCTTTGATAATCGCACAGGTATTAATTTTTCTGCACTAACATGGGCAAAGGATAATTACTTTGATCGTTTAAGAGATATGGGCATTACTGTTCATACTATTGTAGGTAATCATACAGCATACTATAAGAATACAAATGATATAAACGCAGTAGATCTTTTATTGAGAGAATATAATAATGTTAAAATATATTCAGAGACGACCTCTATAGAAGTTGGTGGATTAAATATCCTTCTTGTTCCTTGGATCAATAAAGAAAACGAAGAGATGAGTGTCGCTCTGATCAATAAGTCAAGAGCTCCTGTGTGTATGGGACATCTTGAGTTGAATGGATTTAGAGCAACACCAGGTCATTTTATGGAACATGGAATGAAGTGGGATATATTTAAAAAATTTAAAAAAACATTTTCTGGACATTATCACTGTCGATCAAATGAAGAAAATATTTATTACTTAGGTAATCCTTATGAGATGTTTTGGAATGATGTAAACGATGTCAATCGTGGATTTCATTTATTTGATACAGAAACACTAGAACACACTCCTATAAACAATCCATATAGAATACATCATTTAGTTTATTATAGAGATACTGATTATCAATTATTTGATTCAAGAGAATTGGAAGATAAAATTGTAAAGGTTATTGTAAAAGAAAAATCAGATACCACAAAGTTTGAAAAATTTATTGATAAACTATATGCATCTAATGTAGCAGAATTAAAAATTGTAGAAAATTTTCAAATTCAAGAGTCTGCAGATTTTGAAGCATTTGAATCAGAAGATACTATCTCAGTTCTTAATCGATATATTGAAGAAGCAGAAATTAAACTTGATAAATCTAAAGTACAAAAAATGATACAAAACATTTATCAAGAAGCATGTGAGTTGATCTAATGTTTATATTAACCATACATGGAAAAGAAAGTGAAGGTGCTTACTCGGTTCAAGATGATACAGGGGAAAACATTCTTTATTTGTTTGAGGAGGAGGATGATGCCATGAGGTATGCTATGATGCTTGAAGATAATGAAAGTCCAAAAATGCATGTTCTTGAGGTGGAGGATGAAGTTATGATTAAAACCTGCGAGGTTCATGATTATAACTATGTGGTTATAACACCCGATGACATCGTAGTCCCTCCTACAATTAAACATGATTACATTTGAAAAAATACGGTGGAAGAACTTTCTAAGCACAGGAAATCAATTCACAGAAATTAATCTATCCTCTGATAGTGAAGTTAAATTCTCTAAAAATTCTACTACATTAATAGTAGGAACAAATGGTGCTGGAAAAAGCACTGTGCTAGATGCTCTTACCTTTAGTTTGTTTAATAAACCATTTCGTAAGATTAGTAAGGGACAATTAGTCAATACTGTAAATGAAAAGGATTGTATAGTTGAGGTTGAGTTTTCTATAGGATCAACTGAGTGGAAGGTAGTAAGATCTATTAAACCAAGTAAGTTTGAAATATGGAGAGATGGTAGTTTGATGGATCAAGCTGCATCTGCTAATGATCAACAGAAGTGGTTAGAGCAAAATGTTCTTAAGATGAATTATAAATCATTTACTCAGATTGTTATTCTTGGTTCAAGTGCATTTGTTCCTTTTATGCAATTGACTGCATCTAATAGAAGAGAGGTTATTGAGGATCTTTTAGATATTAAGATTTTTTCCTCTATGAATAATCTTATCAAAGATAAGATACGAGAACTTAAAGAACAGGTAAGAACATTAGAACTTAAGAAAGAATCTCTTAATGATAAAGTAGAGATGCAAACTAATTTTATTGAAGAAATAGAGCAACAGGGTAAGGGAAGAATAGAAGAAAATCAGAAAAAAATAACTACTCTCTTTACAGAATCTGATAATTATGTTTCTGAAAATGAAGTTTTAGAAAATGACGTATTTGATCTTACAAAAGATCAAGAAAAGTTAACAGGTGCTACAGAAAAGTTACGTGAGTTAGGAAATCTTAAAGGAAAAATATCTAATAAAGTATCTACTATTACAAAAGAGCATAAGTTTTTCACAGAACATACTGTTTGCCCTACCTGTGAACAAGATATTGCAGAGGACTTTAGAATAAATAAAATTGCAGATGCTCAAACTAAAGCAAAGGAGTTGCAATCTGGTTATAAGGAACTAGAGGAGGCAATTAAAAAAGAAGAAGATCGAGAGCATCACTTTACTGCCCTATCGAAGGAGATCACAACATTAACGCATGGCATTTCTAAAAACAATACTAGGATATCTGGATGTCAACGACAAATCAGAGATCTTGAATCGGAAATTCAAAAACTTACCGAACAACTTGCAGATAGAAATACTGAGCATGAGAAGTTAACCACCTTCAAGGATAAACTAACAACCACATACGACGAATTATCTTCCAGGAAGGACACCATAAGTTATTATGATTTCATGTATAGCTTACTTAGAGACGGTGGAGTTAAGACTAAAATCATTAAGAAGTATCTACCGCTGATAAATCAGCAAGTCAATCGATATCTTCAGAAGATGGACTTCTATATAAACTTCACACTTGATGAGGAATTTAACGAAACCGTTCAGTCCCCAATCCATGAAGATTTTTCTTACGCTTCTTTTAGTGAAGGGGAAAAGATGCGTATTGACCTAGCACTCCTATTCACCTGGAGAGAGGTTGCTCGAATGAAAAACTCTGTCAATACTAATCTTCTTATAATGGATGAGGTGTTTGATAGTTCTTTGGATGGTATGGGAACTGATGAGTTCTTAAAAATTATTCGTTATGTGATCAAGGACACTAATATTTTTGTCATATCTCATAAACCAGATATGCACGATAAGTTTGAAAGTATGATAAGATTTGAAAAAGTCAAAGGATTTAGTAGGATGATTGAACAATGAATGTACCAAACTGGATTCATCACTCCCGAAAGGAGAAGAAACGAAAACTTAAACCACAAGCTTTAAGACAAGCAAAGGTCAGGAGACAAGCACTCAAGAGGAAATACCTCAAGAGTGTTTTTTTAATGCTAGGTATAAGTGCGTAGGCATTTATTTTTGTTAAATATTTTTGGGTTTATGTTGATCTTCTAACTAAATAATAGTAGACTTGAGGAGAACAAGATGTAACCAAACCTTATTGGTTATGAAGTTCACGTTAAACAATGGAGAAGTCATCAATGCACAATCTAGTATCCTATAATCAATTAGCAGGTTGGAAACCAAGTATGGAGGAGATGGAAGAAATAGACCACGAATCTGCGATAAATGATTATTTTCAGTGCCTCACAGAGTGTGATGACAATGCGAACGTATGTAGAAGAATCTGTAGTGAGGTCTTCTGATCACATAAAAAACCAATCAAATAAGTGTCACAACCTCCCCAGAAAAGGGGAGGTTTTTTAGTATTATAGGTTCATACGAAACAAAAGTATGGCAGTACAGCAAGAAATCAAGTCCCAATTAGCTAAGTTGCTTGCTACTGAGAATATAGTAGTAGAGCACAAGCATGTTGAGACAGCACAATTTAATGTAGACACTCGTGTATTGATCCTTCCACTTTGGGAAAAAGCAAGCAACTATGTATACGATATGCTTGTGGGTCATGAAGTAGGACATGCATTATTCACACCTAATGTGGATCCCCCAAAGAACATTCCTCATAACTTCCTAAACGTATGTGAGGATGCGAGAATTGAAAAATTGATGAAGAGAAAATATCTAGGAATTGCCAAATCCTTTTATAGAGGATATAATGAGATGCACGATAATGATTTCTTTGAGTTAGATGGTGAAGATATTGATACTCTTAATCTTGCTGATCGTGCTAATCTACACTTCAAGATTGGTTCGTTCCTTCCTATACCTTTTTCAGATTCTGAAAAGGAGATTATCACTTTAATTCAAAATGCCGAGACCTTTACTGACACCATCGCAGCAGCAGAAGCGTTATATAATTACTGCAAACAAGAGCAAGAATCAAAAGAACAAATTTCTCAAACGACTGAAGGCATTTCATCAGAAATTTCTCCAGAATCCGATGGAGGTGATAGTTTACATTCTGGGAATAGTGACACTGATAGCACTGGGGATAGTGATTCTTCCGTTTCTAACTCTCATAGCGATGATTCTTTGGAAAG